TTACCTCTTAACGCGACTGGTGTCCTCGACCACTGTGAAACGTTGTCCTGTGTTACCAACAAGGGTGTTACCGAAGGACGGCCGACCAGCTGGCGGCTCAGCGAGCTGAGACGCCTGCTGGTTGGGCTTCTGATCAGCGATGGCCTTGTTGGAAACCTTACCAAAGTTGTCGAGTGGCCAAGGACGAACCACGTACACGACGTCCTGTTTGCTGAGCTTGATGCCATAGTCGGTCCTCTCAACAGTCCAGCCTAAAGCAACAATCGAGGCACGGTTGAAACGCTCCTTAACGCGATAGGAACTGTCGAGAGCATCAATCTGAAATTCGAGCCAAGGACGAGTGTCACCATCGTAAGGCGTGCGCTCAAGGATGGCAGAAAGCCGAAGATCATACTTAGTCGCAAGCTTATCAAAGTAATCGATTGGTTCAGGCTTCGCAGCGGCAGCAACAGCACCGACCGGTGAATCAGTTGGCTCAGGCTGCTTAACCTTGACCTCCTCCTTAGCAGGCTTTGGGTCTACATGAACGGGAGCCTGCTCAACACCATCAGCCCTAGATGCGATATGAGGATGCTGAAAGAAGTTGTACAGGTAATAGAATGCCGAGAAAAGAATGAGGACAAATATTACACCCCAAATCTTGTGTTTGGTCTGAAAGATGCCATAGCGCTTGTCTTTGTAGTTGTCCTTATTCTGCGTTTCATCCCGATGCGACTTATAAAGGGGGAAAAACTCCTTCTTGTAGGGCTTCTTTCCTTCGGATGTACGCTTGAAACGATTGCGACCAGCGTTACTGTAACTAGCCCAGTGAAATGAATCCTCCTTGCCCATCATATCCAGCTTGGTATAACGAGTGTATCGCTGGAGACGCTTACGCCACGTAGTGTGGAGCTCGGTGAGGTCCTGCCCCATGATCAAGATGTCGATACCCAGATGACCATGCTCAGTGACAAACTTGGCCCAATCAGCGGGCAACGGCTGACGATCAGGTGGCCAAAACTGGTTTATCTCGTCCCAAATCCACAGGGAATCCGTTACGGCATTTTCAAGGAATGACTTCTTCGTCCAGGAAACAACCTGCTCCTCATCAAGACCTGGTGGCCGATCGAGCGTTATCAACAAACGCTCAACAGTGGGCAAAGGGATCACACAGTATTCAGACATGGCCTTTTTATCGATGCCATGAATGTTGGTAACAACAGTGCGTCCCTTGATAAGCGAATCAACGATATGTTGCATTGACTCCAAGCTCTTACCAGAGCGCGGAAGACCTTCACTTCCAAAGATCATAAAAGCCCCCTACCCTTACCACTGACCAAGCGTCAGCGCTTTACGGGTTAACCTGAACGCGACACCAAGCCCAAGGATGCCAAGAGCCTGAGGAATACCGAAAAGCCCGACGAAGTAGATAACCGCCTCGGGCAATTGATTGAAAAGAGTCTGCAAACTGTATTGAGTGAGAAAATCAGGCGCGGGGATCAGGCCCAGCAAGTACAGAACGCCATCCAAAAAACCCTCAAGCACCTTGAGAGGGAAATCAGTTATAAATGCCATGAGGTCTTTGAAAAGACCGGTGAACCACTCAAACAAGCGGGCAATCCACTTGAAGAGAGAAGTAAACCAACTGACGATAGTGCTGATAATGGCCTGCATGATTACCTCAATCTAGGATTGCTTGACGGAACGCCAAATAGGCACAAACGATAGACATGACAATCTTCGCGTAGGCAGCCATGGAAACAAACCAAGGCTGGCAGTGGAAATCGAAAACAAGATTGGTATTGAACGAGTAACCGAGGACATCAAAACTTACTGTCGTTGACCAAGCGGGACAGCCTGCCGAAGCTGAAACAGTGAAAAACCCGGAAACGGCAGTAAGAATGGGAAGCGACTTAACCTTAGCGGCATAGCTATCTAAGAACTTCTCTTTGGTGTCTTTTGTAGGCTCATAAAGCTTTGTGTATGCAGGACCATCACAACCATTACCAGCACAGGGAGAAGGATTAGTGTCGTCATCGGGATTATCCTCTGGATCAGCCTCATCACCGGGGTTCTCATCGGTCGAAGTGGAATCACCTGGCTTACCATCAGTAGAAGTTGTCGTGATTGAATGGTTGGTGTAGGTCATCGTTGTGGGTGAATAAGTGATGTTGTACTTATTGTTGGTCGTGGTAACTGTTGTAGATGTCGTGCCATCAGCATTAGGGTGAGTTGTGGTAGTGGTAGTACTACCAGCATCAACAGTAGAGGGACCCTTCAAATCAAGCTGACGCTTACGCAAAGACTGATAGCAACCTTCCGGGTTATTAGAGCCCTCGCAAGATTGACGAAGAAGGTTTTTAACAAAATCGGAATTTTGGTTTGCGATCCAAGCATCCATAAAATCAAGATCAGAATCAGTTAAGGGAGTAGTCGGAGAAGTGGGGGGAAGAACACAGCCATGAGTACCCATAAATCTAGGAGGCGTACAAGTACCACCTACAAGCTCCACATAACCTTCAGGGGTAGCACCATTATCCAACTTTGCCTGACAAGCCATAAAACGGTCGGAAGTATATGAACAGCTGCCATTACCCCAGTAGCCAACGAAAAAGGCCTGATAACCAGTAGCATCCGCATAGTGAGCACCGTTACTCCCCTGCCAATAGGCGTCACCGGGAGAAATGTCGGGCGGTACTGTAGGTTGAGATTTTTTAGCAACCGCACCATCGGTCATAACCCAGCCGAGACCATCAAGCATTTTGTCAAACGCATAACCAGCAGCAATACCCACCAAGCCGCCGCGGACGAGGTTTTTGGCTTTAGGAATGATGGTATTGAGGCCAAACTCAGTACCGCCAAGAATGCCACGAACAGGGACATTCTTTGTCGGGGCTGGAATAAACTCACCCTCAATGGCGGTATTCATGGTCAACACACTATCGCCGAGCGAAGCAGTACCGGAGGAAACTTGCTTGCTCAAAGAAGGAACGTTAACAGACTTAGTGGCAGCCTCTACGGACGGAAGAACGCATAACAACAAACACCAGCCGAAACAAAGCCGCCAAAAGCCGCGAGAACGAGCCATATCATGAGTCCACCATTGAATTAGGAGAAAAAAAAGGGCTCCCCGCGGGGAACCCTCGGCGCAGCAGAAAGCCAATCAGAAGAAGCTGGCGACCTTGTTTACTGCCCACTTGGCGAAGTTCGGGCCGATCTTGACGACGCCCATGGAGACGATTGCAGCAATGGCACCGGCACTTACAACACCGGCGATCATTGCGGAAAAGTCGATGTCGTTTCCGGCAGCGAAAGTCATCGGAGCGGCAACAGATACAGCAACACCGGTCATGGCAACGAGTTGAGCTTTGGTGATTTTCATAGTTCTTCCATCTGTGTGGTACTTGAGAAAAAGCCGGAGACTTCTCCGACAGTAGTTGCAACGGCGGCGAGGAAAAGAACCAAGCCAAACGTTGTTCCGAAAGCGAGCCCGAAAGCAGCCGGTTCAGGGTACGAAAACAGGCCCGCAATTGTCATGGACCCGGCAAAATCTGCCGGAGTTTGCAAAACATAGCCTGTGCAGTCACCGGAGAACTCACCTTGAGCGACCAGACGGTTGTCAGAGTCAATAACTACACAAAGCGGCAACATGATTAATCCTCGTACCCATGGCCGAGACTGTCGGCAGCAGCAAGACAACGCATGCAGGCATAGTTATCAGCACCTGGGTTAGCCAACGCGTTGTCTAAATCATCCTCAAAAAGTTGCTCACCACAGATCATACAATCGGGCTGAAAATCAACTTCATAGTCAGACATGGTTACACCGCAGCAGTCTTGGCAGCAGACAAAGGAGGCAGATTTTTACGACGGCCCTGACGAGGGTCACAGGTGAACTCTAGTCGGCCGTCGCGAACGTCAACGAGGACGTCACATTCATAGATGCCAGTTTGAGGAACTTCGTTCTGAGCCTGAGCATAGAAGGAAGTCTTCTGGGGGTATGGGACATTAGGCAAATGAACGAAACCCTCGAACATGCAATAAGGCTTCTGGCTCTTGGAGGCAACGCCAGAGCGGCTGTTTCCGGTGATCTCTACAAGCAACGTCATTGTGGTCATTTTAAAGCCCTCTTACAAAGTGGGAAGACGGGAACTTATGCCCGGCTTACGATATGCCCAGCTGGGCGGATTTTTTTCGGAGTCACGGCGGAAAGTGCGGAAAGCACGTTTGGCGGAAGCGCGTTTAACCTGTGAAGTCGCAACAACTTGGAGAAAAGCACGCATAACACCGTTAATGACAGCGTCACGATCAAGAAGGCCGTTATCAAGATCAACAATTTGACTCTCCACAGCAAAGCGCAGATTCTGGTAATCGAAACGATCCATCAATAGCCCATCCATTCCGCAACTGAGATAGTACCGTTCCAACTTGAAGAACGGTCAAGGAACCATATTTTCTCAGGCTTGGCGCCCTGCTCTTTTCGAACTTCAAGTTCCTTAATGGTTTCGGCAATGGATTGAGCCAAAACAGGATTTATGAAAGAACGAACCTGCACACGCTGTTGGATCTGGGCGCGCTGACCAGAGGACAACTTTGTACCCTGATGGCTGTCATAGATCATGCGACAGCCCTCAGGTGATTAGCGCGACGATAAAAAGAAGGTGGCTGGACCTGCTTAGAAGGGGAAATCTCTTTCATCTCACGAATGAAAACAGCAGAGAAAGAACGAATATCGCAAACATTGCGAATGTTGATACCGATGCGATTAAGTCGTGCAGCGTGTGTCTCAAACGAACGCTGAGACATGACGAGTTCCTGACCCTGCATCCAAAGATAAGCGTAATAAGCGGTGTTATTGGCTTTGCGAGGGGTATCAACAATGTTTTCCAGCAATAACTGCTGAGCAATGCTTGCCTGATCCATTTTAGTCACCTTTAGGCGCTGATCAATATCTAAGAACTCTCGATGGAGCTGGGATAATACGCCTTCGTCAAATAGGCCCCAGAAGCTTAAACCTTTCTTTTTGAGAAACTCGTCTTTTAACTCTTGCTCAAAACGAACAATGCCTTCATCTACACAATAGTCGTAAAGGCTCTGGGCATACTTAAGTTCGTCAGAGGAATCGCCAAAGATTCTTTTTACTTTTGGTAAATGTTTATCTAACAACTCGAACGACTTGTTATATACCTTTCGGTACTGGAGTCGAGCGCCCTTTCCATGACCAGAAGTGGTCCAGTCGACGGTCTGACCGTTGGGATAGAGAAAACCAATGGAATGACCGATGCGCTGGGTCGCGAGAGACCTGATGTAGGCCATCTCATTCCCGCTACCAACAGCTACATTTGTAGTGAGGTCTATTCGATGGATGACACAACCGTCAGACCAGAGATGACCGGCCTTCCCGCCTGACTCGCCATCGCGAATTTCAACGCGCGTGCAGCGGGTGAAAGCAGGAAGACCGAGATTCGAGAGGACCCCGTTGAGGACGGAGATGCACTCGGAGATCGTTTCGAACCCAAAGAGATTGTCATGTCGGTTGATGCGCGAAGGATTGCCATCGACGGTGATTTTCCGGCCAGAAATTTTGATTTTGAGAGTAGAGCTATAGCTGCCCTCGTACTTGGTTGCACGATAAGAGGTGCTGAGGATTTCATGCGTGGCTGTGTCAACAGCAAGAAACGCAGTGTCGGAAATAACCGGAAGGTCGAAATCAAACACCTGGGAAACTGTCAACCAATCGATGAACATCACAAATCCCTGTCAATACCGGAATAACGGCAACCGAATACCGGTATGCTAACCATGGAGCATGCCACGATGCAAGCAAATAAATACCGGAATAACGGAACTGTACAGGTGAACAGCATTTACGATCTCGGCACGATGAGAAGCCAGAGCGAACGCACCATGACTTTCAGCGAGAACCTGAAGAGACTCAGGAAGGCTCGGGGCCTAACGCAGCCTCAGGTTTGGGGGCCGACAGGTATAGCGAAGTCGAGCTACACGGCGTACGAAGCAGGAACGCAAATGCCGTCTGCAGACAAAGTGGTGGAGCTTGCAAAAGCGCTGGGCGTGACGACCGATGAGCTCTTGCTAGGCGAGGAAGAAATGACGGTATCCGAGGATCTAAGGCCCATTTTGAAGCGATTCGATTCGCTACCGGCAGAGATCAGGAATCAGGCACGAATAGCCCTGAAAGGCGTCCTTTTCGGGTTCGAGCAAGAAGCGATCAAGTAAAAGTAACCGAAGTGTTTTGCGGTAAAGTGGGGGTGTAACAGGCACCCCCACCCGCTTCGCGGGCAGGAAACCATGTCAGAGCATTGGAAGATTGTAGGAAAAGAAGGCGTAGAGCTGATCCAAGTCGCATTTGAAGAGTCAAGAATAAGCCTACGTTACGGGCCTGCAACAGGCTTCCTAACGCGCCCAAACGAGCCTGCAGAGGCTCCCATCAAAATCCCGAACAGGGAAACCGCCGAAGCCTTGGCAGCGATCCTCAGAAACACAAACTACGAGATGTTCCGTCAGGCAAAAGTGATCAAAGCCTGACGAGCAAAAGCCCCTCCGGGGGTCCTACCGGAGGTCTCTCGGCGAGGGCCAGAGGTGCGGGGGATAAAGCTCTCCCCTCACCTCAGGCAGAGAGTGAAGGGATTGGGGCTGGTAAAGGGAGCGCTGCGCTCCGGGTCTCCGTTTATCGCGACGTAAAAGCTGTCACGACAAGCCGGGGACGCGGCCCTTGACCTGAGGGAAATCGGTACCAGAAGACTTGCCCAGGAGCGAAAGCCGGCACAAGAAATGGTACCGGTCAGACATCGAGCAATCCCTGAGCCGTTCGGTCCAAAAGCAACGCAGCAGCAGAACGGGCATTCTCGATGACGGCTAGCGCAACATCATGCCGACGGTCGAGATCCTCAATTTGGCGCTCGAGGTCAGCGATTTTTACACGCATGAGCTGGTATTCGAAAGCAGCCTTAGCGTATGCCTTTGAGCCAGTGTTCTGGCGGGTCTGATTCTTGAGAGCTTCAACGAAATCAGGATCGGCGTCGAGGATTTTAACAAGCATTTGGTACCGCGCCGGTAACCCAGGCGGAATACCTGGACAACTGAATGGTACCAAAACAACTCGATAGAGCAAAGGAAATGGTACCGATTTTTCCTGCAGGATCTGCACCTGGTCAAGAGAAATGGTACCGGCCTCGTATAATGGACGTTATGGCTAAATCAGGCGCCGGGGCTGCGCAATGATCCCGACGCCCGATTCTGGCTGTTCGCCGCAAGTACCATAACGTCTAGAAATTATGCGAATCCTCGGATTCTTCTTCCTGAGGGTTTTCCCATGGAATCACCAGGTGCGAACAAGCAGCGAGCTCCTTACGGAGATTCTCCTCGCGTCGACGAGCCAGGTCAGCAAGGTACTTGCGCCGAAAAAAAGCACGGTCGAACTCCTCCTGGGAGACAGCCATACGAAACGGCGCGAGCAACGGCCGAATCAGCAAGCCACCCCAGTACGTTACCAAACGCTCACGGACAGTACGCGCAGGCGGTCGATCACCAAGGTAACGGCCTTTCAAGTGCCAAGCACTGAGCATCGTGTAGGGAGCACGCATATCGATAGGACCCTGATGCAAAAACTCGATACCGTCACGGAACTGCTGACGGGTGTCATAAGCACGGTACAAATCAGTGCCCTTGTACATCCAACGTTCGACGAAATTTTCTTTGTTGCGACCATAGTAGACGTTAGCAATATGGACTTTCGGGAGCGGAATGCGAACAAAGCGCATACGGTCCAATCGACGACAAACAACAAGGTGCTCACATAAAGCACGAACAATTTGACTATCGGCAGATTCAATATCCTGAATAAGAAATATGACGTCCCAACGACGTTTACGGGCGTGAAGGAACCAATCAATGAGAGCGCGACGCTCTTTATCGTTCCACTCGCGAGAGTTAAGCCAAGTGCCGCATTCGTCCAAAACGACGAGACCGTATTTAGACTCATCATTGTCTCGAGGATCGTCAGAATCGTAACCATTGCCCAAAGAAACCATGTCTTGGGCACGTGGCTTATCTGGCAAACGAGTGGCAGAGGTGGTGCAATAAGTAAACATCTGGTCTAAATCGAGATCTAGGTTAGTTGCAACCCTTCTCCCAGCCTCTAAGTAATCGCGTATCTTACTGACACTTACGAGGCTTTTGCCAGAACCGAGTTTGCCGGTAACAAAATAGACTGCCATAAGGACACCCTTTAAGATTAACGGATGTGCACCCACCTACAACCCCTACGGGGCGTAGGTGGGGGCACAACCGTTGTTACACTCGACCTTTGATAGTTATTACAGTTACGACCTCTTGGTAGGCCCAACAAGCCGCATAAGTGGCATTAATACACGCGATACAAATAGCTGTATTTGAAGGAAGCAAAGACATAGCCATCTGAACCATAGAAGGAACTTCAGCATGTAAACCCTGCAAAATAACAGTAACACCGCCTGTAAGAAGAACAACAGCAGCAAGCCAAGCTGTAGCAACGGCGAGCCTTATGCTTAACTTTATCCCTAAGCGCTGAACAACAAATGTGGCTACTTGAACAAAGATAGTGAGAAGAAAGGTTGCTAACGCTTGCATTATGAAGCCCTCACTCGCATTACAGTTTTACGCCAAATCTCAAAGCAAGTCAGCCACGTGAAAACAGCAAAAAAGAAGTAAAGAACGGGCCAAATATATTGCTTATAAATTGGGCAAAGAGCAGTTGTAACAGAACCATAAATAGGAATAACAAATGTAATTTCGTTACAAGACTGGCTAAACGACCACCAAGCCATATAAGGAATCGGAGAAGTAGAAGATGAAGTATTGGGAATTCCATCGCGAACACCTCCGATTCCATCGTTTGCACCGCCAAAGATATCAGGCGGAACAGGGAAAGAGGTATCAGTATCGTCAGTTACGGTAGTGGTATCGCCACCGTTATTGTTCGTAGTGGTAGTAGTAGTGGAGTAATCATAGTAGTTAGGGCCGTAGGTTATGGTAGTAGTAGGAGTTTTAACGGAGGTAGAAACAGAGCCATTAGGAGCAGTGGTAGTAACTGTCTGAGGCTGACCTGTAACCTTAGCAGGACCAGAAAGAGAAGGTTGAGGATTCAAGGCGTTATAACAATCCTCATTTGAACCGCAAAGCTCACTAGTAAGGTCGCGCTGCCACACACCATCCTTACCCTTAACAAAGCCATCGAGCACGTCGTAATCAGATGGTGAAAGAGCGGTAAGCTTACCGGGAGTACCACAAGAACCATTGACAAGTACGCGTGGTGAAGTACAACCATTTCCTAGACGCTGAGCATAGTTGGAAGGAGTAGCACCATTAGACAAGGTAGCGGTACAGGTATAGATGGTAGTAGATGTATACGTACAATTGGTAGGCGCTTTCCAATAAGCAGCAAAAGCGGACTCGAAAAAAGCAGGACTATTTGAATTACCAAAGGTGCTATTAGACCAATAATAATCCCCGGGGACAATATCAGTTGGGATAATAGGAGCACCCTGCTTTTGAATCTGACCACCCTCCCCCTGTATCCAACCGACACCGCTTATAAGGCCGTCGAGAGCGGCACCCACGGCAATGCCAGCCAAGCCACCTTTAATGACGTTTTTCGCAAGGCCAGAAATAGCAGAACTGGCAATCTCCGTTTTAGGGATGATAGCGAGAGCGTTTTTAACTCCGGGAATAAACTCACCGACTAGAGCAGAACCGGAAACTTTAATAACGCCGTTCTCAGCAATCGTACTGGTAGAACCAGATATAACCGTACTAGTGGGGACATTCACAACTTTCCGAGCAGCAAACACTGGCCCAGAAAGAAGAAAGGCGACCGCAGTCGCCAAAACTAAAGTCGCCTTCTTCATGACGCAATACCCCTAATTAGCTAGCGCCCTTTTTGATCCACTTCTTGGCCAGACCCAGACCGATGTCCGGCACCAGGGCAGCGACGAGGACAGCAAACGCCGCAGTAACGACGATGCCGATGTTCGCGATGGTAGACGCTTGCAGGCTGGTCACAGCAGTGGAAACGGCGTCAGTGTCAGCGGCGAAGGCCATAGGGCCGACGACCGCCGAAGCAACGAACAGAGCCTTGAGAGCGGCACGACCGGTCAAACCGGAAAAAACAGATTTATTCATAAAACACTCCAAAAGTTAGCTGGCAGATTTGCCAAATAAGCGCCGGATAGTCCGAAGAACAGAACCAGCACCGTATCCACAGAACCAGCAAATAGCGCAGGCTCCGAGAACTTTGATAGCGGCAGCAACCTCAGGACTCATCGTATCAACGGGAGTCATGAGGAAGAACCCGCATTAAAACCGTGAAGAGCACACAACAACATGCTGACAGCGGCAATCAGATAATAAAGATAGGAATCAATCATTGAGCGATTGCCGGGACATGATTAACAAAGCCGATAACGTAACCAAGCGCTAGGCCAAGAACGAATACATAAACCCGAATGTTATCTGTCATGGCCAGAACCAAGTTAAGCAGCGGTCTGTTTAGGAATGTCACCAACACGACGACCTTGACGAGGATCACAACGGAAGTCGAGGTTGTCATTCTTGATAGAGATCTCAAGAAAGCACTCATAAATCCCAGCCGGTGGAACTTGGGCCTCGATTTCGCAGTAGAACTTAAAACGCTGAGGGTAAGGAATACCCGGAAGCAAAGCATATGCCTCAGCCTGAGTATAAGGCTTGCCGGATTTAGCAGAAACGCGAGTATCTTTGTTGCCGGTGATATGAACTTGAATAGATACAGGAGACAAAGCAGCCATGATATTACCCTTTAAAGTGTGGGAAGTCGGGAATCTATGCCCGGTTTACGATATGCCCAACTGGGCGCTTTCATATCAGGCGACCGCCTGAAAGTTAAAAACTGTTTGCGAAGACGCTGCCGCCTCACTTCTTCGGAAGCGAAAACAGATATAACAGTACGCATGATAGCGTTAACGCAACTATGGGTATCACAAGTTGCGACCATTCCGGATTGTAATGCGGCGGCATTAATTTCAGCCTCAATAGCAAAGCGCAACATCTGATAAGTGGACTTATGCATTAGAAGCCCATCCATTCAGCAATAGAGATTGTTCCGGTTTCTTGACGATCTGGAAACCAAATTTTCTCAGGTTTAAAACCCTGCTGTTTTCGGACTTCAAGCTCTTTGATGGTGTCTGCAACAGATTGAGCTAAAACCGGATTCAAGAACGAGCTCTTGAGGGCCTGCTGTTGTTGAAGCCGCTCGCGCTGTGATCGAGTAAGGGAAGTGCCTTGAAGACTTACAAAAGCCATTGAGAGACCCCCGGGAAGAAATAACCGACAAAGGACAAGACAAGCCAGAGGGAGGAGGAAAAAATTGACGAAAGAAAGAAAACAGAAAAAACGTAAAGCGAAACACGACGAAAACGGTGAGGAACGCGAGCGGCCAAATAAACAGCAATGCGCGGGTGTGGATAAGGAACAAGCAGCCAACAAGAAGCGGCAGCACCACCGAAGAAAGTGATAACACTCATGAGCGCGCCCAACCACCGAGACGGTTAATGATGTAAAGGCCAAAAAGCACGGTGGCAATCGTCCAGCCAATTGCGGAAATCATGCGGCCACCTGCAAATGCCGAGGCTTGCGATACCAGGACGGAGGCGCAATGTCTTTGACAGGCGTGATCTCACGCATCTCACGAATGAAAACAGTGGAGAACGTGGTGATGTCACAACTATTGCGAATGTTGATACCGATCTTATTAAGACGCGCGGCGTGTGTCTCAAAGGAACGTTGAGAACAGACAACCTCCTGACCATGCATCCAGAGGTGAGCATAAGACGCCGTAGTATTGGCCGCCCTTACAGTATCAACAACTTTTTCAAGGAGTAATTGCTGTGCAATGCTTGCTGTATCCATCTTAGTCACCTTCAGGCGCTGATCAACGCTCAAAAACTCTTTATGGAGAGTAGTAAATCGGCCTTCATCGAAGAGGCCCCAAAACGACAAGTTTTCACGCTTGAGATATTCGTCTTTCAATTCTTGTTCAAGTCGAACAATGCCAACTTCGCGGCAGTAGTTATACAAGTCCTGAGCGTATTTGAACTCTGGTGAGGCCTCACCGAAAGCACGCTTAACTTTCGGTAAATGTTTATCAAGTATCTCGAAAGACTTGTCGTAAGCCTTACGGTACTGCAAACGGGCACCTTTACTGTTACCAGTAGTTGTCCAGTCAACAGAGCGACCATTCGGGTATAAGCGGCCGATGGAATGGCCAAGGCGCTGAGTAGCAAGACCACGGAGATAAGGAATTTCGTTCCCCTCTCCTACTGAAATATTGGTCGTAAGGTCTATGCGGTGAATGGTGCAACCGTCAGCCCAGATATGTGACGTTTTTGCGCCGGACTCGCCTTGGCGAATCTCAAAGCGCGTGCAACGGGTGAAAGCAGGAAGGCCGTACTCTGCGAGCAAATCGTTATAGACCTTGATGCACTGGGCGACCGTTTCGAATCCAAACAGATTGTCGTGACGGTCGAGACGAGACGGATTGCCATCGACGGTGATCTTCCTACCAGAGATGTAAATTTTGATGGTTGAGCTATGACTACCTTCGTGCTTGTGAGCAGGGTAAGAGGTGCTCAGCACCTCACCAGTAAGGGTGTCAACGGCGTGAAACGCGGTGTCACAAATGACCGGTAGGTCAAAGTCAAACTCCTGTGAAACCTTGAGCCAATCGATGAACATGACAACGTCCTTACACATGCACACAAATAACATAGGTGGCGAATGTACACATGTTGAACTGCACACGTCAACACATGTCAACGTGCACACATGTATGATCGGAGGGGAATTTGATGAACGGTGAAGGCATGGCCACAAACGTACGACTGACGACTGCGGAACAGGAAGCAATCCGCCAAAAAGCTATAGAATTCAATAAGATACTGATAAAGCAGGGTAAACAACCGCTCAGAGACAGCGAGCTAGTCCACAAAATCCTAGAAAAATCAGTACCTTATGCACGGCTATCGGAAAGCGGTGACGTGATAATCGATTCTGAGTGAACGTGAAACCGCAGTTAGTTGCGGTAAAGTGGGGGTGTAACTGCACCCCCACCCGGGAGCGACATGGAACGCTGGAAGATCACAGGAAAAGACGGGCTGGAAATCGCCCAATGCTTGTTTGAGGCATCAGGGGTGAAAGTGACCACCCTCCCCCCATCAAACAGCGTGGTGAGGCCCATAGGGGCCCCGCTGACGTTTGCCACAAAGGAACAGGCCGAGGGCCTGATAAAGCTCCTGCAGGAAAGCACGCTGCAGGAATTCCAAAACGCGAAGGCAGTGCGAACGTAACTGTCGCCCTACGGTTGACGGCGATCACAGATCCCGGCGGCGAATGACCGCGGACAGATCCAACGACGAATCATGCCACCGGAATCTGCGAACGCTAGAACCCAAAACCGGGAGTAAACGGGCTGCGCATAATGGGCGCTATGGCTAAATCCGGGGCCGGGGGCTGCGCCAATTCTCCCGGCACCGGACTCGGCTCGAAAGCCGGCGAAGCTACCATAACGCCCAGGTCATTATGCGAATCCTCGGATTCTTCTTCCTGAGGGTTTTCCCATGGAATCACCAGGTGCGAACAAGCAGCGAGCTCCTTACGGAGATTCTCCTCGCGTCGACGAGCCAGGTCAGCAAGGTACTTGCGCCGAAAAAAAGCACGGTCGAACTCCTCCTGGGAGACAGCCATACGAAACGGCGCGAGCAACGGCCGAATCAGCAAGCCACCCCAGTACGTTACCAAACGCTCACGGACAGTACGCGCAGGCGGTCGATCACCAAGGTAACGGCCTTTCAAGTGCCAAGCACTGAGCATCGTGTAGGGAGCACGCATATCGATAGGACCCTGATGCAAAAACTCGATACCGTCACGGAACTGCTGACGGGTGTCATAAGCACGGTACAAATCAGTGCCCTTGTACATCCAACGTTCGACGAAATTTTCTTTGTTGCGACCATAGTAGACGTTAGCAATATGGACTTTCGGGAGCGGAATGCGAACAAAGCGCATACGGTCCAATCGACGACAAACAACAAGGTGCTCACATAAAGCACGAACAATTTGACTATCGGCAGATTCAATATCCTGAATAAGAAATATGACGTCCCAACGACGTTTACGGGCGTGAAGGAACCAATCAATGAGAGCGCGACGCTCTTTATCGTTCCACTCGCGAGAGTTAAGCCAAGTGCCGCATTCGTCCAAAACGACGAGACCGTATTTAGACTCATCATTGTCTCGAGGATCGTCAGAATCGTAACCATTGCCCAAAGAAACCATGTCTTGGGCACGTGGCTTATCTGGCAAACGAGTGGCAGAGGTGGTGCAATAAGTAAACATCTGGTCTAAATCGAGATCTAGGTTAGTTGCAACCCTTCTCCCAGCCTCTAAGTAATCGCGTATCTTACTGACACTTACGAGGCTTTTGCCAGAACCGAGTTTGCCGGTAACAAAATAGACTGCCATAAGGACACCCTTTAAGATTAACGGATGTGCACCCACCTACAACCCCTACGGGGCGTAGGTGGGGGCACAACCGTTGTTACACTCGACCTTTGATAGTTATTACAGTTACGACCTCTTGGTAGGCCCAACAAGCCGCATAAGTGGCATTAATACACGCGATACAAATAGCTGTATTTGAAGGAAGCAAAGACATAGCCATCTGAACCATAGAAGGAACTTCAGCATGTAAACCCTGCAAAATAACAGTAACACCGCCTGTAAGAAGAACAACAGCAGCAAGCCAAGCTGTAGCAACGGCGAGCCTTATGCTTAACTTTATCCCTAAGCGCTGAACAACAAATGTGGCTACTTGAACAAAGATAGTGAGAAGAAAGGTTGCTAACGCTTGCATTATGAAGCCCTCACTCGCATTACAGTTTTACGCCAAATCTCAAAGCAAGTCAGCCACGTGAAAACAGCAAAAAAGAAGTAAAGAACGGGCCAAATATATTGCTTATAAATTGGGCAAAGAGCAGTTGTAACAGAACCATAAATAGGAATAACAAATGTAATTTCGTTACAAGACTGGCTAAACGACCACCAAGCCATATAAGGAATCGGAGAAGTAGAAGATGAAGTATTGGGAATTCCATCGCGAACACCTCCGATTCCATCGTTTGCACCGCCAAAGATATCAGGCGGAACAGGGAAAGAGGTATCAGTATCGTCAGTTACGGTAGTGGTATCGCCACCGTTATTGTTCGTAGTGGTAGTAGTAGTGGAGTAATCATAGTAGTTAGGGCCGTAGGTTATGGTAGTAGTAGGAGTTTTAACGGAGGTAGAAACAGAGCCATTAGGAGCAGTGGTAGTAACTGTCTGAGGCTGACCTGTAACCTTAGCAGGACCAGAAAGAGAAGGTTGAGGATTCAAGGCGTTATAACAATCCTCATTTGAACCGCAAAGCTCACTAGTAAGGTCGCGCTGCCACACACCATCCTTACCCTTAACAAAGCCATCGAGCACGTCGTAATCAGATGGTGAAAGAGCGGTAAGCTTACCGGGAGTACCACAAGAACCATTGACAAGTACGCGTGGTGAAGTACAACCATTTCCTAGACGCTGAGCATAGTTGGAAGGAGTAGCACCATTAGACAAGGTAGCGGTACAGGTATAGATGGTAGTAGATGTATACGTACAATTGGTAGGCGCTTTCCAATAAGCAGCAAAAGCGGACTCGAAAAAAGCAGGACTATTTGAATTACCAAAGGTGCTATTAGACCAATAATAATCCCCGGGGACAATATCAGTTGGGATAATAGGAGCACCCTGCTTTTGAATCTGACCACCCTCCCCCTGTATCCAACCGACACCGCTTATAAGGCCGTCGAGAGCGGCACCCACGGCAATGCCAGCCAAGCCACCTTTAATGACGTTTTTCGCAAGGCCAGAAATAGCAGAACTGGCAATCTCCGTTTTAGGGATGATAGCGAGAGCGTTTTTAACTCCGGGAATAAACTCACCGACTAGAGCAGAACCGGAAACTTTAATAACGCCGTTCTCAGCAATCGTACTGGTAGAACCAGATATAACCGTACTAGTGGGGACATTCACAACTTTCCGAGCAGCAAACACTGGCCCAGAAAGAAGAAAGGCGACCGCAGTCGCCAAAACTAAAGTCGCCTTCTTCATGACGCAATACCCCTAATTAGCTAGCGCCCTTTTTGATCCACTTCTTGGCCAGACCCAGACCGATGTCCGGCACCAGGGCAGCGACGAGGACAGCAAACGCCGCAGTAACGACGATGCCGATGTTCGCGATGGTAGACGCTTGCAGGCTGGTCACAGCAGTGGAAACGGCGTCAGTGTCAGCGGCGAAGGCCATAGGGCCGACGACCGCCGAAGCAACGAACAGAGCCTTGAGAGCGGCACGACCGGTCAAACCGGAAAAAACAGATTTATTCATAAAACACTCCAAAAGTTAGCTGGCAGATTTGCCAAATAAGCGCCGGATAGTCCGAAGAACAGAACCAGCACCGTATCCACAGAACCAGCAAATAGCGCAGGCTCCGAGAACTTTGATAGCGGCAGCAACCTCAGGACTCATCGTATCAACGGGAGTCATGAGGAAGAACCCGCATTAAAACCGTGAAGAGCACACAACAACATGCTGACAGCGGCAATCAGATAATAAAGATAGGAATCAATCATTGAGCGATTGCCGGGACATGATTAACAAAGCCGATAACGTAACCAAGCGCTAGGCCAAGAACGAATACATAAACCCGAATGTTATCTGTCATGGCCAGAACCAAGTTAAGCAGCGGTCTGTTTAGGAATGTCACCAACACGACGACCTTGACGAGGATCACAACGGAAGTCGAGGTTGTCATTCTTGATAGAGATCTCAAGAAAGCACTCATAAATCCCAGCCGGTGGAACTTGGGCCTCGATTTCGCAGTAGAACTTAAAACGCTGAGGGTAAGGAATACCCGGAAGCAAAGCATATGCCTCAGCCTGAGTATAAGGCTTGCCGGATTTAGCAGAAACGCGAGTATCTTTGTTGCCGGTGATATGAACTTGAATAGATACAGGAGACAAAGCAGCCATGATATTACCCTTTAAAGTGTGGGAAGTCGGGAATCTATGCCCGGTTTACGATATGCCCAACTGGGCGCTTTCATATCAGGCGACCGCCTGAAAGTTAAAAACTGTTTGCGAAGACGCTGCCGCCTCACTTCTTCGGAAGCGAAAACAGATATAACAGTACGCATGATAGCGTTAACGCAACTATGGGTATCACAAGTTGCGACCATTCCGGATTGTAATGCGGCGGCATTAATTTCAGCCTCAATAGCAAAGCGCAACATCTGATAAGTGGACTTATGCATTAGAAGCCCATCCATTCAGCAATAGAGATTGTTCCGGTTTCTTGACGATCTGGAAACCAAATTTTCTCAGGTTTAAAACCCTGCTGTTTTCGGACTTCAAGCTCTTTGATGGTGTCTGCAACAGATTGAGCTAAAACCGGATTCAAGAACGAGCTCTTGAGGGCCTGCTGTTGTTGAAGCCGCTCGCGCTGTGATCGAGTAAGGGAAGTGCCTTGAAGACTTACAAAAGCCATTGAGAGACCCCCGGGAAGAAATAACCGACAAAGGACAAGACAAGCCAGAGGGAGGAGGAAAAAATTGACGAAAGAAAGAAAACAGAAAAAACGTAAAGCGAAACACGACGAAAACGGTGAGGAACGCGAGCGGCCAAATAAACAGCAATGCGCGGGTGTGGATAAGGAACAAGCAGCCAACAAGAAGCGGCAGCACCACCGAAGAAAGTGATAACACTCATGAGCGCGCCCAACCACCGAGACGGTTAATGATGTAAAGGCCAAAAAGCACGGTGGCAATCGTCCAGCCAATTGCGGAAATCATGCGGCCACCTGCAAATGCCGAGGCTTGCGATACCAGGACGGAGGCGCAATGTCTTTGACAGGCGTGATCTCACGCATCTCACGAATGAAAACAGTGGAGAACGTGGTGATGTCACAACTATTGCGAATGTTGATACCGATCTTATTAAGACGCGCGGCGTGTGTCTCAAAGGAACGTTGAGAACAGACAACCTCCTGACCATGCATCCAGAGGTGAGCATAAGACGCCGTAGTATTGGCCGCCCTTACAGTATCAACAACTTTTTCAAGGAGTAATTGCTGTGCAATGCTTGCTGTATCCATCTTAGTCACCTTCAGGCGCTGATCAACGCTCAAAAACTCTTTATGGAGAGTAGTAAATCGGCCTTCATCGAAGAGGCCCCAAAACGACAAGTTTTCACGCTTGAGATATTCGTCTTTCAATTCTTGTTCAAGTCGAACAATGCCAACTTCGCGGCAGTAGTTATACAAGTCCTGAGCGTATTTGAACTCTGGTGAGGCCTCACCGAAAGCACGCTTAACTTTCGGTAAATGTTTATCAAGTATCTCGAAAGACTTGTCGTAAGCCTTACGGTACTGCAAACGGGCACCTTTACTGTTACCAGTAGTTGTCCAGTCAACAGAGCGACCATTCGGGTATAAGCGGCCGATGGAATGGCCAAGGCGCTGAGTAGCAAGACCACGGAGATAAGGAATTTCGTTCCCCTCTCCTACTGAAATATTGGTCGTAAGGTCTATGCGGTGAATGGTGCAACCGTCAGCCCAGATATGTGACGTTTTTGCGCCGGACTCGCCTTGGCGAATCTCAAAGCGCGTGCAACGGGTGAAAGCAGGAAGGCCGTACTCTGCGAGCAAATCGTTATAGACCTTGATGCACTGGGCGACCGTTTCGAATCCAAACAGATTGTCGTGACGGTCGAGACGAGACGGATTGCCATCGACGGTGATCTTCCTACCAGAGATGTAAATTTTGATGGTTGAGCTATGACTACCTTCGTGCTTGTGAGCAGGGTAAGAGGTGCTCAGCACCTCACCAGTAAGGGTGTCAACGGCGTGAAACGCGGTGTCACAAATGACCGGTAGGTCAAAGTCAAACTCCTGTGAAACCTTGAGCCAATCGATGAACATGACAACGTCCTTACACATGCACACAAATAACATAGGTGGCGAATGTACACATGTTGAACTGCACACGTCAACACATGTCAACGTGCACACATGTATGATCGGAGGGGAATTTGATGAACGGTGAAGGCATGGCCACAAACGTACGACTGACGACTGCGGAACAGGAAGCAATCCGCCAAAAAGCTATAGAATTCAATAAGATACTGATAAAGCAGGGTAAACAACCGCTCAGAGACAGCGAGCTAGTCCACAAAATCCTAGAAAAATCAGTACCTTATGCACGGCTATCGGAAAGCGGTGACGTGATAATCGATTCTGAGTGAACGTGAAACCGCAGTTAGTTGCGGTAAAGTGGGGGTGTAACTGCACCCCCACCCGGGAGCGACATGGAACGCTGGAAGATCACAGGAAAAGACGGGCTGGAAATCGCCCAATGCTTGTTTGAGGCATCAGGGGTGAAAGTGACCACCCTCCCCCCATCAAACAGCGTGGTGAGGCCCATAGGGGCCCCGCTGACGTTTGCCACAAAGGAACAGGCCGAGGGCCTGATAAAGCTCCTGCAGGAAAGCACGCTGCAGGAATTCCAAAACGCGAAGGCAGTGCGAACGTAACTGTCGCCCTACGGTTGACGGCGATCACAGATCCCGGCGGCGAATGACCGCGGACAGATCCAACGACGAATCATGCCACCGGAATCTGCGAACGCTAGAACCCAAAACCGGGAGTAAACGGGCTGCGCATAATGGGCGCTATGGCTAAATCCGGGGCCGGGGGCTGCGCCAATTCTCCCGGCACCGGACTCGGCTCGAAAGCCGGCGAAGCTACCATAACGCCCAGGTCATTATACGTAACACCGTGTTACGAATTGGGGGGCGGTCTTGCAGGCTTTGAACGCAGCCTCGGCCTCCAAATCGTCTTAGCCACCCACGACAGCCTCGACATCGATGATTGATCCATTCACCACTCGATCCCACGAAGCTGTCCGCTCCTGTGTCCTCCCTAAACTTTCGATTACTTCACATCGCTGTGTCAGAGCCTTTGCCAACAGCACTTCATCCACATCATTACAAAACGCTTGGTACTCACGACCTAGGTCATCACTGCTGCAGACCGGTCAGCCGAACAATCCAAATGCCGTTGTATTCCCACAACGTCACCGCCAAATTTGGTTTACTCATGCGCACGTTTACACCAAGGAATCATCGCGAGGCATGAAGCGATAAATCACTGTGGATCAATCCGATCGTTTCAAGCGCCCGTAGGCTCGGATCATCTTGAATGGGCTGGCCGATGACCGGGCCTGTTGCCGTATATATGGGTGGCAGTAGCCTTGAAACCCCCGGTTTATAGGGGCGCCAGGCGGCTTTGACGGACGTTTTGAGCGGTTTTGGCTGCTGTATTCCATTAGAAACGCGGAATTCGCCTCATATAAAGGCAGCAAACAGTGGTAGTTGGTCAATGCCTGACCAGCCCCGGAAGACACGCTTGCCAGGCGAATGAGGTATCTCGTTCGATAAATGCAATATCCGATAACAGTCAGACCCGGATATTGCATCTCAGCGCCCCGCAAAGGATCATACACGGCATCCGCCATTGACCTGCCAGCGATCACCATGCCAGCGCCTTCCACGCCCCATCCACTGTTTGAAACCTTCGCCCGCTTCGGTGAGCTCAATTTCAGTTCGCTCAAGCAGGAATTGCCAGCTGTCACTGAGTATCTGACGGCGTTTCCTGCCGAAATACAGGCCATCGAGGGTTATCGCGCGGTCCGTAGCTTCTTGAAATCCTACGCAGGCAACGAATCTACCTTCAATTCCTATCGAACTCACGTCGAACGGCTGCTGCTTTGGACCCTGACCAAAGCCAATGTCCCCCTCTTGGAGATGCGCCGTACCCATGCCGAAGCGTTTCTGGAATTCTGTCTTGCGCCGGACCCCGCCTGGGTTGGCCCGGTGGTCAAATCCCGGTTTACCCGGCTGGGTGCGCGCAAGAAACTCGCCACTGACACCTTTGTCCTGAACGAGTGCTGGAAGCCATTCAGCCAGTCGGCTTCCAAGGAAGAACGTAAACGCGCCAAGGAGGAGAACCGCCCTCTCCTTCAGGAGCATTACAAACCGGCACAAGGCTCGATCGCACAGATTTTTGCGGTCTGCGGAAGCTTTTTTCAGCACGCCATCGATGAAGGGTTCTGCGAGCACAATCCTTTCCGGGCCGTTAAGCAGAAGAGCAAATACAAGCAGCGCACGACCGGGGATCAAGACACCCGTATTCTGACCTCATTGCAGTGGGATTTCGTGCTGGAAACCGCGGAACAGATGGCGGCTCAGGATGATAAGTACGAGCGAACGCTGTTCATCGTCGCGACCATCTTCGCGATGTATCTGCGCGTTTCAGACCTGGTTGGGCGGGAAAACTGGACGCCGAGCATGGGCGATCTGCGTCAGGATGGCGCTGGAAACTGGTGGTATCACGTGGTCGGCAAAGGCAACAAGGCGGGCAAAATCAGTGTGCGGGACGACTACGTCGACAACTACCTGAAGCGCTGGCGCGTGCATCAGGGTTTATCGCCTCTTCCCGGCTTTCGGGAAACCACGCCGTTGATTGCTACCCAGCGAGGCCGGGCAGGTTTGTCGGATCGGCATATCCGGGTATTGCTCCAGGAGGTGTTTGATCGCGCACTGGAGCGTATGCAGGCCGAAGGCTGGTCCGATGAGGACGTCGCTCGGCTGCGTGCAGCCTCGCTCCATTGGCTAAGGCATACCTCGGCAACGTTCGACGCCCCTCATCGGGACATGAAGGATCTGCAGGTCGATCTGCGACACAACAGCCTCAGCACGACGCAGAACGTGTACTACAACTCCGAGGATGAGAAACGGGCGTATTCGATCAAGCGTCTGCCCATGAAAGAACGAGGTTAG